GTGCAACAAAAATGATTCGTAATATTCCTATAAATGCATGTAAAATAACAGAAAAGGATTTCTTATTTGCTTATTCGAGAGACCAAGAAGACAATATGATCTTGTCTTATCAAATAGATCCTTGTTTTGCAAATACAATACAAATAATAGGTAGAGTATTCTATGTTCCTGTAAAAGACAAGCGTCCTTATACTACATTTGAAATTCCTGATTTTATTTTATATAAACATGCAGATCATACCAATTACACAAAAGATGGAATCCTAGTTTTGAAACAAGATAATTGTGATGGGAATACAAATAATGAAATACCTGAAATACCTGAAATACCTGAAATATCGAAAAATATAGTTTGTTTGAATTTGAATGTCTCTCCATTTGCAAATGAATATGAATATTATGAAACCAATATTTTAATAAGTGTTTATAATAATTTGCAATATATTATCTTTCAAAATGTATACAATGTATTTTCCATGAATATAAATATTTGCAAAGAACATAAATATGGAATTATTTGGCATCCAAAATGCGGATGCACTACTATCACACATATTTTTTGTTTACTCAATAATATTGAATTACCTATAGATAAGCAAAAATCAGTTTGTTATCATTTGAAAAAATACAGGTATCATTCTTATTTACAAAATATTACATTTATTTCCTTTGAGAGAAATCCATACCATCGATTTATTTCCACCTTTTTAGACAAACATGTTTATAAAACTGATTCTATATATTTAATATTGGATGGGTATACCGAATTTATGAAACAATATAAAATAGAAACTATTGAAAATATAGTATCCTTTTTATCTAATAATGGATATATATCAGAACATTTTACGTTAATGTCTAGATGTCCAATTTACACCAATAAAAAACACAAATACACGTGTATTAAAATGGATTCAGGATTAAATGCACATTTATATGATTTTTTGAAACAATATTATACCAACATTGATGACTTTGATATTCAAAACATGTTTGAAAATGTCAAGGACAATAAGCGGGGAAAAAAAGAATCGTTGATTTCTGATTCATTTGCTTATGATGAATATGGCCCAGCTGAATGGGAGTCTTATTTGAAGGAATACAATATAAATTATGATATGATATTGAATTCAAAAGAATTTGCAGAATGTAAAAAAAAATTATATGAAATATATCAGGAAGATTTTCAAATGTTTGGATATGAATAGACTATTATGTTTGATTTGTTTACACCTTTTCTCATGTAAAACGCCTTTTTTATGATGTAATATTCCAATGTCTTTGATTTTTTATATTTATTAAAATATTTTTATTTAACTCAATCATATAGTCATCAGTCCAATATAAAGGATAATCTTGCTGAATAGCTTTTTGTATAATTTTTTTATTTGTTTGATAATCATATGTATAAACTACTATGCCGTCAGGTATATTTATTTTATTACTCATTTCATCTGTAAAATATAAAGTAGCAATGCCATGATTATATTGCTTTATATGTAAAATTATATTTGAATTTATATTATACTTATAATCATTGTCTGTCACTCTAAAATCAAAAGTTGTAGTATTCATTCTTGTTAATATATTCAATAATTATATATATTTTAGAGGAAAATTTAAATCAATTTTATTATTTAAAAATGTTCATTTTAAATGATAAAAGGTGTAATTTATTTGAAATATAAAAAGGTATAATATTAGTCTTTTCTCTTCATATATTCAGGCGTGGTTTTTACCCAATCTGCATCGTTTCTGTAAATGGCAGCAAAAGAAGGATTGGTATTTTTATTTAGAACATAAAGAGCAATCAATTTTCGATATACAGATAAAGGTTTTGTTTCATCAAGTGCTTTTTTGAGCGCATCATGACGTTGTTCATCAGAAAGGTCGTGATGGTAACCATATTTAGTCAATTCTCCTTTTTGTAAAACAAACAATTGTTTCCCTTTTTTTCCGCGTTTTTTGCTTAATCCTGTTGCTTTGATACATTTTGGTGCAACCTCATAACCAGAAATATGAACCCCCGATTTGCGGGTAAAGGATTTACGTATATATCCTTCTCTCATGATTTGACCTTTTTTGCAGTGAGGAGTTCCAAAATGTTTTCTCTCATATTTATGCATTTTTTTTCGCATAGTCATTTTAATCATGTCCATATCAGAACGTTTTTTACCAGTTTGTGATTGCGATTTAATACATCCACTTGAAACACGAATAGTTTTGTTTTTCAAGCGACGAGTGTATCCTTTTCTCAAAATGGAATTACGAGGACATGATTTCAAAGAAGGCATTTATACAATGAATCTATATTTTTAATTTCTATTTGTAGTTTTTTTTTGTGAAAAAAATAGTATTCTTATAATTTATGACAATTATAAGACAATGTTGCACAAATATTGATAACATCGTTAACAATGTTATTACAAGTGTCTTTCCTTCAAATCCTGCTACCAATGTTCCATCCAATTCTGTGGTTATTCATTCAGTTGACAAAACAAATATGATTGAAGAAAATGAAATCAAAGATGCTATCGAAAACAACAATCCAATTGAAAACAAACTGCATGTTATTTCGGTAATATCGAATCCTTGTCTTTTCAAAAGAAGATATGAATTGATGAAACAATTTATTCAAAGAATGGAATTTGAAAACAATCTTATTTTGTATATTGTGGAATTAGCATACAAAAATCAAAAATTTGAAATTACATCGGATAAAAATCCACGACATTTACAATTGCGTACTGAACATCCTATATGGCATAAAGAAAATATGATTAATCTAGGTGTTCAATATTTACTTCCTAGTGATTGGAAAGCTTTTGCATGGATAGATGCAGATATAGATTTTGACAATAACAATTGGGCAATAGATACATTAAAAATATTGAATGGTTGCAAAGATATAGTGCAAATATTTAGTCATATAGTTGATATGGATAAAAACAACCAGACAATGAATGTTTACAATAGTTTTTCATTTCAATATAGTAAAAATTTACCCTATTCCAATAAATTTCCCAATTATTGGCACCCAGGGTTTGCATGGGCCTGCACAAGAAAAGCATATGAAAAAATGGGAAAACTTTTTGAGTTATGTGTGTTGGGTTCAGGTGACCATATTATGACATTTTGTTTTGTTCATAAAGCAAAAGATTGTATCCATGAAAAAGATTCTGTGAATTTGAAAAATGAAATAGCCATATTTCAAGAAAAGGTGAAACGTTTACGTCTAGGATATGTTCCAGGATTAATTCGTCATTTTTTTCATGGTTCCAAAGAAAATAGAAAATATGTCGAGAGAAATCAAATTTTATATAAATATCAATTTGATCCATTACTCCAATTTCAATATGATAGTAAAGGATTATTGATTCCGACGGATAAATGCAGCAAATATTTTTTGAATGAAATCATGGATTATTTCAAAGTAAGAAATGAAGATGAATAAAGATGGCTAAAGATGGATAATTTATATTTAGGTCATGGTAGTGGTATCATTGGGATACAATGTTTCGCCTTGTTCTAATGCATTAGAGGGCAATATTTCATTATCTGTATTTTGATTGCTTTCATTGCTTTCATTTAATTGTATATTATTTTCTGAATTTTCTAGATTTGCTGAATTGTCTGGATTTTCTGAATTTTCGAAATTCATTGGAGTATCGTCTTCTTGAATATAATATATTTCTCCATCATTGGTATATTTTTTTTTTCCAATTTTTTTCGATGATGATGAAAGATCTACTTTTTTTACAACATCTCTCTTTATATTTTGTATTTGCAGTGCATATAATGCTATATGGGGAGAGATGGCGATATTATTCATATAGGTTCTATATCGAAAACAGGATATACTACTCTCTCTACTAAATTTGATAGAATACCACCAATAAGCAGGTATGTATATACAAGAACCCGTATGCAATGTAATATCTAAACTTTTTATTTTATCATAATCTGCAGTGTATTGTGGTTGCACATTCCATACATGAACTGGACTAGAAAATTCCAAAATTTCATAATCATATTTCGTATATAAATATTTGGAACTATTGGGTGGTATTAATTTTATTTGAACACTCCCTTGTGTGACCAAAAAATAATTACGATAATTGATTTCATAACGTAAGGGTGTCATCGTATTGTTGGAACCCATCATAATATCATAATTGCAATTGGATACAAAATAAGGTCGTAAAAAAGCATCATTGTATTGCATATTTTTAATGACTCCGGTTTCTTGAAGGAAATCACTATTGTTTTCAGAGAAATAAGAAGCAGTATTGTCATCACGAAATAATTTATCCGCCGTATGTAATGGAACAGGTATATAAATTTCATTATTATAATCCGTCTCTTTGCTATTTCTTATTTTGGTTTCAAATGCATGATAGTGATTGAGTATATAATTTTTATTGGATGTTTTGACGATGCGGTCACTTTCTATAAAATCAAAAATAACAGGTTGTCTCAAATCACAAATTTCTTCTAATTTTTCTTTGGAGGGTTGTTCTAATTCGTATATTTCTAAATCATTGCTTGTTTTGAAATGATATTGAATATGAATATATAAAAACAACACTAAACAAAAAATAAACAATGTAATAAATATTTTCATATTTTCTTTTTTATTACACCGATAAAAAAGAAAAAGAATACAAAACGCACAATATATACATTTTTTTATTGATAATACAAATTTGATTTCTTAGAGGTTTGAATATACTTATCTTGTTTACTCCTCTTTTATTTTGGGTGCAATATAAAAGACAACGTGATTTTCATCTTCATTATCCAATGGATATTTTATTCGCATGGGCATGTCATTACTTAGTGAAAATGAAATTTCTGTTGTTAATTTTATTGTCAAACAATTTTTACTCATTAGATTTAAACTGAATGACAAATCTATATCTTTGTCTTCCATTATAGCATATTCGGATATATCATCAATAGGTATATTTACCAACATTTCACAACTTCCACCTGAACAAGTGGCACTCAATTTTTCTTCATTGCATTTTATGTCGATAGTATCTCCTCCAAATTTCATCATTTGACTCGTTATTTCGTTTATTTTTTTTGCAGAAATGGAAAAATCTACATCATACTCTGTTTCTGGAATAGTCATCATATCTGCATCTAAATCAGTTAATGGAATTTTAAAATATTTACTGAATTCTCCTTTTTTATCATTTTCTATATCTATATGCAATGATTCGGGTTCTGTATCACCTTCATAATAAATGGTTAAATTATCCGTTTCTTGTGAAACACTAATCACATTATAAAAGATGTTTGAATCAAAACAAATATTGGAAGACTCGGTTGTTGTTTTTTCGTAACTGGAAAACCATTGAGATAACAAATTGATTTCAAAAAGCAAAATATGTCCATTATCCATTCCTTGTATATACATTCTGTCTTCTTTGAATATGACTTGTAGAATAGAGGAACTATTTTTTAATAATTGGAAAATAGAAATGAATATTTCCTTCTTTGATTTATCTGCAATAGTAAACTTCATAGTAATAGGGGGTGATAATTATTTCTTTTATATTTCTTTAAATAGTTATCAAATTAAATCAATTTTTATTACTCCTTTTTACTTTTCAAATACCAACTATTATACATCAATCATTTTTTCTATTTTTTTCAATCTTTTATCAAATGTATCCATTTTATCCATCATTTCTATGTCTAATACCAGGCAATAAATAATAATTATATAATGGAATTCCACTAGCAAATAGTGTAATTCCTCCAATAATACCAATAAACATTATTTTTTCTTTCATAATGCAATATAGTTATAAATAATGTTTAAGTATTTTTCAATTATGATATACTAAAAAAGGAGCCATATTAAAAAATTTATCCCAAATGATTTCACCATCGTCCCATTTACCATCTATATCACTTGGCACTTCTAAATCGAATACTTTCTTTTTTTCCAAGATTAATTTTGGTATTTTTGCAGGTATTGTTTTATTTTTATCATTGGGTATTTTATGATTTGAATTACTTATAGTATTTAAAAATCGATAATTTAAAAAGCTTTTTGAATGATAAATGACACATAATAAAGCAAGTGATAAAATAGACATGTACATATTTTTGTAATATAGTAAAATATAAAAATATGTTTAATATCTTTTTTTACATTATCTTTTTTACAAATAAAAGGTAGTTATTTAGTTTATTAATTTTTGATCAATACCATTTTTTGCATGGTTACTTTATCAATAAAATGAGAGATTAATTTGAACATATTGGAAAATATAAAAGGAGAATTATAGAGATAACATGTTTCTAATTTGTCTTGGAAGGTAGATTTCATTGCCATTGAAAATTTCTGGATAAAAACAGAATATTTTTCTATATCAATCACGGATAAACCATGCAGATTAATATGAAGACAATATAATGGATAATTTTCCAATACAGAATTCGCTACACCTACAATAAATTGAATAATAATATCCATCAATGATTTATCTAATTTTATACCTAATTTTGTAGTAATAAATTTAAAATATTTATAATCAAGAATAATAATATTATCATTCATATTAAAACACATTTTTTTTATTAATTCTAAAATATCGGTTGCTTTTGAATGTAGTAGATCGATTTTATTTTCTAAAAAATATTTCATTATATATCGACTTGTTTCTTTTTCTGTTTCTGTTTTTATTTCTGTTTCTGTTTCTTTTTCTATATCCATATTTTTTTCAATTTCATTTTGATATATATTTTCTACACTCATGTAATAATATAAATATATACATGATTATATTTTTAAATGAAAAACGAAATATATTTATGCATTTTCTAATTCTTTTTCAATAATTTCTTTCAAATTCGGCAAAGTAGCATTGTCTTCATCTAACTCAACTACTGATTGCGACAATGAATCTTTTAAATCATTCATGTTCATACTTTCAATGGAAATAAAATTCAAATTAGGCATACTGGAAAGAGAATGATCTTCATTTCCTGTCATGAATGCTTGCATAGATGGCATAGATGGCATAGACATAGACATGCTCATACTTTCATTGAAAACAACATCTACTAGTTTTTGATTTGTTTGCATAGTAAATGACTGCAGATTCAATAATAATTCTTTTGTATTTTCTATTTCTGATTTCAAATTGTCCACTTCTGTTTTCCATTCATTTTTAGACAATGTTTCTTCTGTTTTTATTTGTTGTTGTGATACGATTGGATTAGCAACCATCAATTTACTATTTTTTTCCAATGTCTTTTGATTGTTTTCCAATAAATTTAGACGAGAAATAATATTGTTTAATGACGAATCATCAATAATACCAATGCTATTTGTATTTCCATTTGATTTTTCATTTGTTTCCAATCGTTGAACTATATTTTCAACACGTCCTAATCTCAAGGTAATTAATGCGATAGCATCTGATATGGATAATTTTGCAGTTTGAATTTGACCTTGTTGACCTGGTTGTTGTTGTTGCATTCCTTGTTGTTGTTGCATTCCTTGTTGTTGTTGCATTCCTTGTTGTTGTTGCATCATCCTTTGTTGTTGTTGTTGTTGTAATTGGGCTTGATATTGTTGTGGTATCATCTGTGCAGATTGTCGAATCGCAGGTTGAGGTGGTAATGAAGATGGTTCAGCACGTCTTTGTCTTGCTGCAGCATTAGCTCTTGCACTACTCATGAATATAGAATGATACTATAATTTGTTTTTATATTATTTAACGCAATTACATATATTCTCTTTATTTCTAGGACTTTCAAAATACATTGAGAGAAAAAAATAAATAATCAATATATATAAATCATATGGAAAGTTTAGATGAAACAAAATCAGCAAGTGTAGGATTTTTAAAACATGTATTTAATTTCAATGAAGATTCAAAAGCAGAAATATTGAATATAGTTCAATACTCTTTAATTGCTTTAATTCCCATTGTCATTCTAAATAAATCTATGCAAAAATTCATCCCGGAAGCAGATGAACAAAAAGGCAGTTTAGAAATTTTAGCAGAAATAGTTGCACAAGTATTAGCCATATTTATAGGCTTATTATTCATCAATCGTGTCATTACTTTTATCCCCAATTGGAGTGGTGCAAAATATCCCGATATTAATATAGTCAGTATTGTATTGGCTGTTTTATTAATTACACTCAGTTTGCAGACAAAATTAGGAGAAAAAGTGAGTATATTGTTTGAACGAGTTGTAGATTTATGGGAAGGACGTGGTTCTGAAAAAAAACAAGGACAAAAGAAAACCAAAAATAGCGGTAGTAGTGGTAATGTAAAAATTACACAACCGATTTCTGGACAATATCAACAACAAGCACAAATGCAAGATCAAATATCCAGTCAATATAATCAAATGGCAATGAATCAATCATTGAGTAATACTACTTCTATTGATAGTTTGCCTACATACTCACAACAATCTCAACCATCTCAACAAAAACAACAATTACCTGATTACGATGGCATGTATAAAAATCAAACAACGCCTTTAGTCAATCCCGAATTTCCATCTCAAATGAGTGGAGGAGGTATCATGGCTGCAAATGAACTCTTGGGTGGATCTTTTGGATCTACTTTTTAACCAGTAAAAAAATAAGATGACATGTCTAAAGGTATGGCGAATTATTTTGTATTTTGCATTTATACTATTGCATATAGTATTGCATATAGTATTGCATATAGTATTGCATATTGCATATGAAAAATGAACATGTAAAACAAAACAAAGTATTATGTATAATATTTTATTTCAATAATGGAATTGGACTTTCTTTTTTAAAAATAGCAGGATTCATAGAGAAAGATGGCCAAGATATTTTTTCTTGATTTTGTTCCAATATTTTTATTGCACGATCATTCGTATTGAGAGAGAAATTGTGCCAATTAATATCTTTCATATGCTGTTCCAATAAATTTATTGCACGATCATTTGCATTGGCAGACAAATTGTTATAACATATCTTTTCGGGATATTTTTCCAAGATATCCAATATAAGATCATTATTGTTCATACATAAATTTTTCCAACATATCTTTTCTACGTTTTGTTTTAATAATTTTATTGCACGATCATTTGTATTGAGAGATAGATAAAACCAATTAATATATTGCGGAAATTGTTCTAATGCATTTAATGCACCATTGCTTGGGTTTTGAGATGTGCTATACCAATATGTAACAAATTCAATGTCTACAAAATATTTTTCAACCAATTTTATTGCTCTATCATTTGTGTTTTTTGAGAGATAATACCAATGAATCCTATCTACATGTTGTTCTAATAAATCGATTGCATCATCATTTGGATTTCTAGATAAATTCAACCAACAAATTTTTTCTGGATATTTTTTCATTAATTTTATTGCACGATCATGCGAATTACAAGATAAAAATGTCCAATCTATCTTTGATATATTGTTTTCCAATATATCAAAAATGCGTTCGTTTTCATTTGTGCATAAAACTGACCAATCTATCATATCTACGTTTTCTTTTAATATATCAATTGCGTGGTCTGATGGATTAATAGATAAATATTTCCAACTTAGTTTATCAGGATCAATCCAATTTAATAAATATTCAGTCATATTGTATTATATTTTATGTTATTACATAGAAGAAATTGTATTTCAATTTTTTGTAATAAAATGTAGTGTTTGATATGAAAAATGCAATACAATAAATATATAAAATAAAATATAAATCTTTTTTATTTTATATATATATCCAAAAATGGAAATAGAAAAACTAGTCAAAGCATTAGACAATGAAAACAATTCAAAAATAATGAATTTGACAACCAAAAAACTCCATGCAATGAAAATGGAAATTTTGAAAGAATTGGCCTTATCTAAGGAAGAATTGACCAATTATATGAACAAATTAAAACATTATAGATATATCGATGAATTAGGAGATTTAGATATTGGACGTTTTATTCGCTGGATCAATATTCTAGATCCCAGCAATCTTTATTTAAGCAATGGGGCAACCATTTGCGATATCAAAATTACAGACAATGGAATTGTGATAGTTTACAAAAATTTTGCCAATAAACATTATCAATTGAAAATGGATGAAAATCTTATTTTTCAAAAATTGACGGGTCAAGAAGAAATATTATTGTCTGCATTGGATCACATATCTAGTTGAACTATTTTTGAACATTATTTTTGAACATTATTGTATTTTTTCATAGTCATATTTTGTTTTTTTCTTCCAATTGATAATCCACGTTTTGATTTCTTTTTCATACTTACCTTTCTATGATTTTTGAGACACTTCACAGATTTATGAAATGACCCCCTTTCTAATCCCTTTTTATTAAATATAGCATCCGTGCAAAGACCTATTGCTTTTTTTTCATTTATCGGGTCCAAATCATGTGCTACTTTTTTAATGCAGGAACATAGTTTAAATGCCATTATATCTTCCGCTATTTTTTTCATTTTTTTTTCACTCGATGGAACTTCTAAATTATAATATTCCAAAATTTTTTTATAATCAGTTTTTGTCAAATTATTTGTCAAATTATTTGTCAAATTATTTGTCAAATTATTTGTCAAATTATTTGATGACATATAATTTTCTATATATACCACCAAGAATTTTATTTTCTTTATATACTTTTCTTTATATATATATATAATTATATATATCCTTTATACATTTGCTTATTTTATGTCATTATCATTACCAAAAATAGTTGTTTTTGATTTGGACGAAACATTAGGATATTTTTTTCAATTTAGTATTTTTTGGGAATCCTTACGTTCATTTATCAAAAAACAGAAAATCAATTATACCTTGTCACAAAATGACTTTAATACAATATTAGATTTGTATCCTGAATTTATTCGTCCTAACCTAATTACTATTTTGAATTATTTAAAGCATAAAAAAATGAATAATGAATGTAAAAGTATTTTTATTTATACAAACAATCAAGGACCCAAAATATGGATTGAATACATAAAAACATATTTTGAACAAAAAATCAATTATAAATTATTCAATCAAGTTGTTTCTGCATTTAAAATCAATGGAAAACAGATTGAAATATGCAGAACAACAAATGAAAAAACAATCAATGACTTGATTAAATGTTGTAAACTGCCTTTACAAACCCAAATTTGTTTTATTGATGATACTTATTATCCTGAAATGAAACATGATAATGTGGTTTATATCAAAATAAATCCATATATTTATAATTTACCATTTGATGTCATGATACAACGATTTATCAATAGCCAGTATTTTTTTTACTTATTATATGATACGCCATTTCAAAGATATTTTGAAAAATATATACATGTTTTTATGAAACATACACATTATATCTTTGTGGAAAAAGCAAAGAGAGAATATGAAATCGATAAAATAGTGACTAAAAAAATGATGCTTTATCTGCAAGATTTTTTCTACTCTGTTCAAACGGATAATCCAGCAAAATAAAACGAAATTATATCATACTTTTTATATCTTGGTAAAGAGATTCGAACCAAGAAGATTTGTCTTGATATCTTTCTTCCAAAGGAATTCTAAAATAAAAATCGATCCATCCTTTGTCTAAAAACGGGAGTTTGGGTTGTAATTCATAAAAACAAAGACATTTTTCATAATATAATAGATCTTGCAAATGAATTGTTTCTAATAATGTTCTTCGTTTTTTGTCATATTCTATTTTGTCTCCATCATTATATTCTATCCTATCAAAATTGAATAATTCATTATATCCTATTCCTGCAAATACTGCTTCAATATTCGTATTTTCAGAAATATATTTGGCTAAAAAATAATACTCGGTAAATGAGGATATTTTGGAACTATTCTTTTCTTCAAGTATATTGTCTTCAAGTATATTGTCTTCTACTATATTTATTATATGCGACGATTCATTCGCAATATCTTGATGTGAAATAAAAATATCTGTATGCTTTGCATTGGAAATCAAATGGTTCATAATAGATTGTTTCATTGGATTCATATCTAGATGATTGGTTTCCATAACACGAAATGTTTCCAAAAGAATGTCATTTTCATTGCAATATATATCCAACAAAAAAGCTATAAAATAACTACCTATATCAGATGACAAGATACATCCAATAGTTTTTGCATTTTCAGGGATTCTTTTAATGATGGATTGATATAGATAAAAATATGTATTACCATCAAGAGATGATTTGGGAATAGACATGCAAAAACCGAGAGAATAATAAGGGTATGTTTTTCTCTCTACCATCCAATTAGAATGCACTTTGTAAGAACGAGTATATTTGGAATACGTTCCGGGTTGAAAATGGTTTATGGAATAATGGTTTTTGTCTTGTATATTTACGAGTAATTTCTTTTCAGATGCAAATCCTATCATAGTAGGATCACTCGATTCCATCACATACAAAGGACAAACTCCCAAAATATCTCTCGCAATATATAATTTACATATGGATTTAGATAAATCATAATCACACAAAACAAACGCAAAAATACCATCCATGATTCTCAATGTTTGCTCCATTCCATATTTTTTGTATAAATGAATAATGACTTCACCACTATATTCTGTATGTATATCCTCACTTGTTATTTGCATGTATTCATATAATTTTCGGTAATTATAAATCTCTCCACTGAAAATCAAAACAATATCTTTCAAAACAAGAATTCTATTTGAATAACTACCAAATACTCTTTGTAAGTGAACATTGTTTAATCCATTTCGATTCATTGTATCCTTTTTTTTTACAAAGGAATTGTCCTTTTCTCTCAAAAAACACTCTGTAATGAATTCAATATTGTAATTATTACCTAATAAAGCAAATATTTTATCTTGACTCATTCTTTTTATTTCAAAAAATATCTTTATGCTTGTTTCTCTCAAACTTCAAAATAATAATCAAAATAATAATCTTTTCATAATATAATAATGTCAACTCAACATTTTAGCAAAAATAATTGTGATGTACCAACAAATAATGCACCCAATAATTGTTCCAATCATACTTATTTGGGACAAGAATGTTCTTCACAAATTACTGATTCCATCAATGATCGCATATACGATAGAAATCTTCCATCCTCTATCTTGCAACCCTATATCAGTGTTCGTCCTGTCATGACAAAATATTCTCATATGCCCATAGTGGATCCCCGAAGAAAAACATGTGTTCCTATGGATGTACAACCCACTTTCAATCCATACAAAGTATTTAATCCAGGAAATACACAATCTCCTTGGTCAGGGTTTGCCTCCAATATCAATGTAGAATCTGAATTGCGAAATCAAATTTATGCTTTGCAAAAATGTTCTCAAGCTGTGTATGTTCCTTCATCCCATTCTGATTTGTATACATTTCAATTTGAACCATGTGGAAAAATGCAAATTCAACAACCCTTTCAAGCACTATTCAAAGAAGAAAAATTTGATAAATTTGATGCAAATCCTGAAAAAATTGGACAAGGAATTTTTATGAATCATACTAGGCAACAGATTCGAGATTTTACTGATACTGAAAATCCAATATGCAGATAATTTATTCGTTATTTGATTATTTGATTATCCGTAATAATTTCATTCTATATTTTGTAAATCCATAATATAGAATCAAATGTCAGAAGATTTAATTTCTAGAATCACATTGGAATGTTTAACCAATGAAAAATTTCAATCCAAGTATTCTGAAACAAAAACAGATTTATTCAAAAAAAATAAAAAGTTTTATAAAAAGCGTATTTATGATTTAGCCAAAAAAATATTGAATGAAGAAGATACTACCATTCTTCCTACAGATATTTTACGTATTTTTGATATTTATACAAGAACCTGTATTGATTATTTTAAAATAATTGACAAGACGGATATTTTGCAAGGTGAATATGAACCAGATGCAATTCAAGAATCGGTTGCAGTTGTATTAAATGAAGGAGAGAATACAATCATACATAATAATACAGATAATTTATTGATGCGTTCCATAAAATACGACAAAACAACATCCTTGGATAAAATAGTAAAAAGAACCATGATAAAAAAAGAAAAAGAGACAATCCCTTTACCCAAAAAAAGAAAAGTGAATTTGAAAGATCCAGCATTAAAAAATAAAGGTATTGGTGAAAAGAATAATCTCCATAATAATTATGATGGAAAAAACAAAAAAGAAAATGATAAAGAAACAACTGAAAATGAAAAAAAATCAAACAATAGAGAAGATGCAGAAAACAAGAAAGATACAGAAAACAAGAAAGATGCAGAAAACAAGAAAGATACAGAAAAATCAACACAAAATGATCAAATTAAAATGTAGTCCAAGCACAAAAAAAAATGGGTTTACTTGTTTAGAAAATGAAACATTGTATAAATTAAAAGAATTATGGAATGCTCGGTATCCCGATATGATGATTCAAACAAATGATCCGAGAGAAATATGGAATGTATTACAACAAAATTTGGGAAAATTTTGCAATAAAGAATCCTGCTGGTTAAAACAACAATTTGTTGCAGGAAAATTGGATTATGCTTTGAGAGAATCCTTTGCACCCAAAGCTCCTGAAAAATGGAAGAAAAATCCGAATGAATGGTTGTCTAGCATTGAAATTACCAATGTAATGAATCAGTATGAAAAAGCATATAAATGCTTCACATTCATTGGTCCATCCCCGATTGATTTTGATCTCGATGAAACATTTGGTAAATGTGTTTGGGAAGAATTGTGTCATTTTAGTTTAGAAAAACTATTAAAAAGTGGAAAAAGAAAAATAGGAATTATTTTCAACACGGATCCGCATAATAAAGATGGAGAACACTGGATAAGTCTTTTTATCAATATTAAAAAGGGGAAAATATTCTTTTTTGATAGTGCTGGAAATCCCGCACCGAGAGAAATATTGGTTTTTGTCAATCGTGTCATGCAACAAGGAATGAAACTGACACCAAAGCCAATTTATTTCCAATTTGATCAAAATTATCCAGTGGAACACCAATATGGAAATACAGAATGTGGTATTTATAGTATTTTTTTTATTGTTCACATGTTGGAAGACAAAATAACTGAACATTATTTAAAAACACATGTTTTGAAAGATGAATACATGGAGAAGTTCAGGAAAATTTATTTCAATGCTGATTTGTAACGTTTTATTTGCTGGGCAAAATATCTAATAATCTCTCAAAAATATATAAAGAATAAATGAGTTATTTATATATTTTCTAATAGAAAACAAACATGTCCTTTATTTCCAATGAAAATATTGAAATACTTTGGGATGTCATTTTAGATGAACGAATCATTCAAACAAACAATGTCTTTGAATTATCGCAAACCAAAAAATATTTTGTCAATCAACTTTTGCTTTTTAATGATAGAGAGAAAAACACATCTCCCAAAAAAGATTTAATCACCATGAACAAAACGTTTATATCATCCATTATTCAAACCTTTGCCAATGCTATTACCAATGAAGTTGTGGATTCTCAAAAAGAGAGAAAAATTCAGTTTCATGAAAAAGAACAACGTCAAGAAGAAAAACAAGAACAAACAGCGAATTATTTTGAAAAATCCAATGATGAAAATACAGACCTTTGGACAAATGAAGCTTTCAGAAAGGAAAAAAGAAATAAATTTGATATGGAACTTGCAGAAAAACAAAAAGAATTTGAATTTTCCATTAGTCGTCCTATTCCCGAAATACCTAATTTTAGTGACAATGTGAAAGAAAAACCCATCAGTGAGATGGAAAAGATGATTGCTCAAACTATTGCAGAGAGAAATAATGATATGGAGAATATATACAAAATGTTTAATGGAACTAATGGATCCCAAGGATCTCAAGGATCTCAAGGATCTCAAGGATCTCAAGGATCTCAAGGATCTCAAGGATCTCAAGGATCTCAAGGATCTCAAGGATCCAAAGATTCGCAAATCAATTTTCAATCAGTGGAAACAATCTCCAAACAAGAACCTATTATCAAAATTAAACCTCCACGTCCATTGCCTCCTTCTTTGCAAATACAACCCATAAAATACATCAAAATTGGAGATGAAATAGATACATCTATACCCATACCTATACCCATATCCATAATTGATATAGATCATTCTTATATTGCAAATGAAGATTATCCAGTGGAAACAAAATCCATCTTTCAAAAATTGAAATTGAGAGAAATTATGCCTGCAAATGAAGAAAATATATCTTCTATTGAAATTACACCTGCAAATGAAATAACTGAATTGAAAATTATGATAAATACTTTTTCAAGTGAAATTGCCGAATTAAAAAATCGAATCAACAGGTTGGAAGAGGAACAAGAAAAAATGAAAGAAAGGATGAATGATGTAGATGATCAATTACATATTTTACACAAAAAATGATTTTCTCTCAAACTATATTTTAATATGATTATATTATAATATGCGTGGTGGTGCGTTATGTAATTATTCAGAAATATTTGAAGGAACCACAGATGATACTTATACTTTAGGTGAAATAATAATAGATGGTGGTGTATATATTGACAAATATGATCCCAGTAAAATTATCAAAGTATTGAACTATGGAATGCATGAATATTATATTTTGAAAATGTTGGAACACTTGGGATTTACGCCTGAAATTTATGGATTATATTCATGCAGTAAAAAGAACAGCAAAATCATGTATGTTGTCATGGAAAGAATAGATGGAACTGATTTATTACATTTGCTTGAAGAAGAATATGAAAGAAATATTCAAGAAAATAGATCAACAAAAAGTAAAGACATCACTTTTCGATTTGTTTCTAGATTTATAGATGAAATATACGAGTTATATATCATATTACTTGAAAACGGATTGATACATCAAGATTTGTATTTGCAAAATATTATACTAGGCAACAATGGAAAAGTATACTTTATTGATTTTGAACATGTCATTGATGTGGGTCATCCCGTTCCATTGTCAGATGGATTATCGAAGGAAGAACTATTTGAAAATATAATCAATCGTAAGCCTATACACAATCCGAATCCTGCAAATTATAGAAATATATTGGGTGGCAAATATGAAAAAAAAGGGAACAAAAAACAAACGATAAAAAGAAAAAACAGCAAAAAACAAACGATAAAAAGAAAAAAGAACAAACGATAAAACCGATCTAACGCACCAATTTCACCATTTGCTTTCCTTGATTGTTTCTCTCTATTGTTCCAATCAAAAGAGGTTGAATATTGGCATCCACTAATGCATCTTGATAGGTATCATAGTCATACAATTCTCCGGTTCCCAATTCTTTATTCAATTCACGATAAATATATCTCTTGTTTTTAATCATGACTTCTCTCCCTCGCCATTCCAATACTTGTTTATTGACTGCAGTAATCGTATCTACTTCTTCTTTCTCATAAGAAGGTTTATAGGAAAAGGTTGTGGAATTCGGTTGTCCAAATTGCAAACATTGTAATCTCTCTTTTGATCCTGGTAATGAATAGATAGCACAATCAATAGATGCTTCCTTAATAGCCATCATTAGCGAACTATTGATTTCTTCTTTGATAGTCGATATCTCATACAAAGCCTCATCACTTGTCAATGGAATTTTCTTGCCATTATATTCTTTTTTGCTAATGTCTTTCAATTTCAATTCAATCGACAAATCACTTTTGATTTGACTTTCGGAAAATGTCATCAAATAAACAAACACTTCCACAGATTGCAATTCTTCTGGTAAATTTTTATGACTGCAAATACGTCTTGCACGACCAATGACTTGTTCTGAACGAATGGGATGCCAATAGGGTTCCATAATATGAACATATCGTGTATTGCGCAAATTGATACCTTCTGATCCGGAAGAAGTAATCATGAATACTTTGATAATCTCTCCCATATTGTTATTGTTGGCCATTTCTCTCAATGTTGCAAGAAGAGAAGGATCTACATTTTTCACGTCATTCCAATCTCCATTGTAAATATTACGAACGATTTCCTTTTCTTCTTTTGTCTCTGTTCCTGTATACAATGCAAAGGTGGGTTTTCCCTTGTTTTCTTCACTTATATTCAATTCCCACAATCCAGAAGAAGTATTTTTCTTTATTTTGAATTGTGTAAATCCATTGTATTCCAGCACATATTGAAACAATCCAATCCCTTCCAAGGTGCGAAATTGACTATATACCAAATGCAAACCCACATGTTCTGGGTCTTTAATATTTTCAATGATATGCAAATATTTAGGACTATATATTTCTAACCCTTCTGGACTGAAAATAGTGGCAGCATGTTCTGGTTCTGTAATATATTGAATGGCTGCTTTTAATCGATCTAAATAAGATTTGTCTGCATTTTTTTCAATGACAACATCCCCTTCTAATGCTTCATCAAAGACTATGTCTGCACCTGTATCTAAATCTGCGTCTGCTTTTGTGCCTTGACCTCTAGAAGTTTCATCCACTATCGCATCCATGTCTTCTTTCTCTGCTTCCTTTAATGCGTCACCATATATTTTTTCTAACGCACCTTCAGCTGAAACTTCAGTTGTTTCTCTCGGCAAAGGTCGACCAGGAGGTGTCGGCATGACAAAATTGCAATACAATCGAGAGAAAATTCGATAGGTGGACGTCGGTTCTTTAAAAATACCATTCCCATCTACTTTTCCCTTTTTTCCTTTGGAAGATTTCTCCATTTTTCTCTCTTCTTTTCTTGCTGCTTCATAAATGGAAAATTGGTAATCACTCATTGGAATTTTAATGACATGATAATCCGACAATTTTTCATATCTGGGCAATAATTTTTCCTGTTCACTTCTATAATAAGACGTCAAACCAATGATTCTTTTTTTGAATAATTCCACATTTTTTACTTTGCCTGTAGAAGGTTCAATAAATCGATTCACAAAATCATCCAATTTGTCCGGCAATGCCTTGTTTAAATAAAGAGTGACTCCTTCTTGTTTGGAAACGTCTATATTCGCATCTCTCAATATTCTGAAAACATGACTTTCAAAAACATTGTCGTCTTGCATTTCATTTCTAGTAGTTTGGAGAGAAACTCCGTCATATTCTTGCGTTTTTCGGTTTCTCACATTTTCAAATCCAAATGGATTCCGTGTAATGGTTAGTTTTTTTGTAGAAGCATTGTAATCCAAATAATCCATTGTCTTCTCTCTAGCAAATAAATTCATAATAAATGCCTTGTCTATCTTTTGTCCTTCTTTTGTATCCAAAGGTATCTCCCATGTCTTGATATAACCACGCAATATATTGAAAAGTATTCCAATTTCGTTGGGATAATTAATAATCGGGGTTCCAGTGAGGAAAACAATACGTGCATTTTTGGCGCTCATCAACATTTCGTATAAAAGGAGAGAAATAGACATGGGCATTTTTTCTTTTTGACCTTTTTTATTTGCAAGAATTTCCTTTTCTTTGCCAATTTTATTCACGATACGACTAATGAAATTGTGTGCTTCGTCAATTATAATGACTGCATTATCGAAAATATTTGTTTCAAAATTGTCCGTCATTTTTTTCAAGGCGTTTCTACGCAATCCATTATAATGAATGAATTGATATTTGCTGCCGATTTGTTCATTGATTTGCAAGTCAAGTGTTTGTTTTTCCTCTGCAGACAAGGTATCATAGTTTGTAGGTTTTGTAATGTCCACGATCCAAGCTCCATTGTTCTTTTCAATATATTCCATGGGGAGATTCAATACACTGGACAATGTTTCAAAACTAGCAGGATTAGAGAGAAATGTCCAATACTGATTTTTTTTATACATGGCATCCCCACATTTTTTCAATTCGGAAACATAATTGTCTTCCAACGAGGCAGGAGTCATAATAATGACTTTTTTGTTGTTTTTCATTCCTTCTGCAATCGCTATGGATGTGCAACTATTATGTGAGACAGAAAAATCACCCATTACATACCTGCTATTTTGATCAATAGTAAATCCGTAATAATCATCTTCTCCTGTATATTTTACCTGAATTCCTGAAACCAATACATCTTTGATTTGTTTTCTAGGATTTGCTTGTTTTCTTGGTATTTTTGTGGGAATGGTATCAATTCCTTCTCCATTGATACATATTCTAAATGAAGTCCCAATATTTTTTTTACCTTTGTATGTCCAGGATGTTTTTTTAATACTTTTATAACATGAAAATCCCAAACTTCTAGCTAAATAGATAACATCATCAATTACTTTTTCATTTTTCTGTATAAATTCAAATTCATTACCAGTCAAATTTCCATCACTATCAATTAACCCCGCCAATAATTTCAAACGATTTTCTCTCGAATTGCATTTATAAATCATTGGAATGTGCTTGTTATTTAACAAATTTAAACTTTTCAACGTATTAATCATAGTATTGTTATAATATTTTCCATTACCCGTTATACCATAAGAATATGAACTTCTATATGTCAATGACAAATTGTAATCAGGTAATGTTTTAGCAAAATAATACAATACTGCAGAATCCTGACAAGTTATATCTGAACTTCTGGATGTTCCGTCACCTATCCAATAACCAATCATATATGGATCAAAGGGTAATTCTTTTTCAGAAAAATCAACAGGAACTTTGTATCCTTTTAATAGTTCTTGTTTACAAACAGGTAAATTCAAATAATCTTTTACTGATATTTCCATTACATTGTCTATTTTTTTTACAGAGTCAAAAAAATCATATGCCTTGTTTTTTATGTCAGTTTCATTTTGTTTTTCTTCATTGAATGTAAAACTTTTTGAGTTGAAATCATTATGTTGAACCCATTGAATAGAATATGTATTGGTTTTTTTATTCAAATATATTTTAGGAAATCCAGATGCTTTCAAACATAAAATATGTTCTTGATTTACATTGTATTTTTCACCTTTTACAGGGACAATATCATACATTTTATCTCTCCCTCTTGCTAAAGACAATACTTTTCTTGGTGTAGAATCATCCCCCATCAACAATTCACCTTCACATATATCTTGAACCATTTTTATGGATCCATCATACATCATAATAGGAGTATCAATCTTATGACATTTACCACTACCTAAACTGAAGTAGAGCAAAAGCCCTCTGTAAGGTGTATACAAATTCATATAATCATTGACCAATTTTTGATGAGTCAATAATTCAAAACTGCCAGAACTACTTCCAATCGTATCGCATGTAACGGATGCATTTTTGATTTCTTCTAGAAATTCCTTACGATACGGGTCAAACATGGTATTGACAAAATTAACAAATTTCTCTCGATTGTTCATAAAATAACTATCCATTTTGATTTTGTAATTTGGTTTCACTTGAGGAATCATAGATTGAGAGACTTCAATCCAATCTTCGGGTTCTAAATGCACAATTCCTCTTTTCACCTTTTCGGTTTTTCTAGTTTTCTTTTTGGGTTCTGCTGCTTTTGTTTCTGTTTCTGCTGGTTCTTCCATTTCTCTTTCCGTTTCTGCTTGTATTTGTATTTTTTTTTGAATGGATTTTGCACGTGGCAGAATAGGAAGAAGAGGAGCAACAAGAGAAGCAGATGTAGCAGTAGTAGAAACAATAAAGTCGGGATTTTTAATCACAAGCACATCTTGTAAATTGTTTTTTACTGCTTGAATATCGAATTTTGGATATTTTTTCCGTTCATCTATATAAGCAATTTTTACTACTACATCTTCCTTTTTTTTCAAGGTTGGTTTTACTGCCAATTTTTCTTTGATGAATTCCATTTATATATTTGTAATATAATTCTTGTAGAAACCTATCCTACATTATGAATATGTTTATAGTTTATTGATTGATTTTTTGTAATAAATGACGAAAAATCAGTCTATCCTTTACTACATTTTCACAGATGTAATGTTTGCAATGCTGAATAACATGCTTGTTGTTCACTCTTTCTTTTAATTTTGTGCTGTCCTTGACCCATAAACAAGAAAATTTTACCCGCATTCTTTTCTATATAAGATTGAATATCTTGAAAAGAAGACATATTTTTACCAAAAGGAATGGCATCATTCGGTGTTAAATTATGCACTTGATATCCTATACACAAATAGACTCCCATAGTATAACCATTTTCTACATCATGTGAAATGACTAAATAATCAGGTGTTACTTTGAATTCTTTTTGTATTTTCACCTGCAAAATATTTTTGTAATTGTCATCATTGGTAATCAAAGCAATCCAATCAATGTGTTTTTCAAATATATTTTCCACAAATTTCTGCGCAATTTGAAAACCCGGTCCTGTTACAAATACATTTTGAAACCATTTGTCTTCATCCTTGATAGAAATCTTGTTGAAATCCAGAAAAAGTGCACCTAAAAAGGCTTCAAACAAACATCCCAATTTCTTCAAATTCGTGCGAATTTTCTTTTCTTCTGCATGTCTTGAGAGAATCAACCATTGATTCAAATGCATTTCCATGGCAATCTTACCAATGGCTTCGTTTTTCACAATAGCAATTTTCTTTTCCGTCATAAATCCTTCATTCTCTTTAGGAAACCTACGATATAAATAATATTTTGTAACCAATTCCAATATACCATCTCCTAAGAATTCTAATCGTTCATTCGATTTCGTTTTCAAGGGCAAACAATCAACTGGTTTTTCTACTATAGTAATATGTTGAGATTGATTTTCAATATGTGATCGTTTTGTGTAAGAACGATGAACAAACGCACGCTTATACAAGTTCAAATTATACACTTGACCTGGAACGCCATATTTAGTGAGAATAGATTGAACATCGTTCAATGTAATCTCCACATTTAAGGGATTATAAGGATTGAATACCAATCCTTCCTCTGTATTTATAATATCATCATTTAAAGGCTTTTCATATTCCATTTCTTTTGACGCAATATATATGTATATATAGTAATTTCTTTAAATCATTTTCATAATATATTTATTCCCTGGCGGCACCGCAATATTTTTTTACTGAAAAAATAATTATATTTAGCTAGTATATAAAAAATGGTTGGAATGATGACTCAATTTGGACGCGGCAGATATGTCGATGTGATTTCTAATCGTACTGCACAAAGTGGAGGTTCTATTGGTGGTGTAAAGAAAGCAGGTGTTGTCACTTATGGTCCTTCATGGCCTCGTGGTAATATGGGTAATTTTTTGATTCGTGCTCCTCAACGAATCCCAAATGTCTTGTTTGATTTGCGTAACACAACAAGACGACCTACTCAAGGAACAAATTATCAAGTATACCGAAACAAGACACTCGGTTAAAACCGGAAAAAAAGACAAAGAGAGAAACAAAAGAAAAGGCAAGCAAAAGCAAACGCAAACAAATAAAAATTAAGCAAATACAATAATTTAATAATAAAGAAATCATACACTATTAAATTATTATTCAACACAATGAATATCGTCATAGATATGAGAGAACACGAATTGATTGGATACATCAAATACTTTCTAGAAGGTATACCCAAATTCAAAAATATCACATTCAAAGTAGAATCATTGCCTATCGGAGACATTATCATCAAGGATAATTCAGAAGAAAAAATAATCATTGAGAGAAAATCATTGCAAGACTTGGCAGCTAGTATCAAAGATGGAAGGTATGAAGAACAATCTTATCGATTGAATGGATTACCTCTTCATAATCACAATATAGTTTATTTAATAGAAGGTGATGTAAATAAAATGAACTCATTCAAATACAAAGTAGACAAATTTTCTCTCTATTCTGCCATGTTTTCTCTCAACTATATCAAAGGATTTTCTGTGTTTCGTTCCTTTCAAACAGAGGAATCTGCTTTGATGATATGTCAAATGGCTTATAAAATTCAAGAATACCGAGAGAAAAACAGAGAACCTTTTTATCTTATGAAAAATGACTTTTTGAAAAATGACCTTTTAAATGACAAAAATATATTGGAACCTCTGGATTCTCTCTGCGAATCCAACAAGGAAAAGGAATCAACAAAAGAAGCACAAGAAGCACAAGAACCACAAGAAAACTATTGTAACGTGGTGAAAAGAGTGAAAAAAGAAAACATTACACCTGAAAATATAGGAGAAATTATTCTTTGTCAAATACCAGGAATCAGTTCAGTGAGTGCCATGGCCGTCATGTCCGTATACAAAACAATCCCTCAATTGATTAAACAGATTCAAGAAGACAGAAATAGTCTACGTCAAATATCCTATTTGAATTCCAAAAATCAAATAAGAAAATTAAACAAAACCGCTATTGAAAATATAATAAAATATCTGGAGAAATAATGGAAAACTAAATTTAACCCACTGCTATTCTCACTTGATTATCGTCAAAATATCCAGAATCCACCAATTTTTTTGTATATTGTTGTCCTTTCCATTCATCACTCATTGGATTGGAATAATTGAACAACAAATTGCTATTCATAGCGTCCAAAGGTGTATTGGCACCCACATATTGCGAACTAGCATCATATGCAGGATAAGAATTCATATTATAGGGTGGATCATTACGTGTTGCATCCGTTAATCCACTATAATTACTGACAGGTGCAGGAGGTAATCCACCTTGTAATTCGGTTACACTTGGACGTATTTTATAAGAAGACATTCCTTGCGCATTATAAGTATGTTGTAAATACAATACAGGACAACGAATGCCTTGACTTCTTTGCCATTCCATGAATTCTATATAATCTTCTAAATTTTCGAATTTGATTGGATTTACACCTGGAACTTTGGCCACTTTGGTGTTGTAGAGATAAAATTGTGCTCCTTTTTGAACAAGAACATTGGGACATTTTATTTTTCCAGAGGTAGAATCAGAGGAAGTAGTCGTGGATGCACTCTCTCCTTCATGTCCTCCAAATTTCTCAATCATTTTTGAATAAGAGACAATATAGTAATACAATCCTGCAAAAAAGGCAATAATTACAAAAATATAAATAATACCTGACATATATAATATACACTTATAAAATTACTACAATAACTGCAAGTAAAGAACATTCTATTTTCTATTCCTTGCTTTTTATAAAAAATATATTATATATTGTTATTATATATCATCGTTATGAAGTGGGTTGTCATTGAAAAAGAGGATTCGAATAAATCGATGGAATTAAATAAAGATATGGGTAAAAAACCAGTATTTTTATTTCTATTTTTAGAAGGATGTGGACCTTGCATGCACACGAAAAAAACATGGGATACAAACAAAATGGCTTTAGAGGACAAATACAAAAATATGGATGATCTTATTGTTGCAAGAGTCAATCAATCCAACATGAAATATTTGGATAAAATAACATCTCAACCTCTTGGATTTCCTAGTTTACGATTTATGGATACTGCAGGAAAAGTCGAAGAATATGAAGAAAGTGGTATTGAACCCATGGATCGATCTTCTGCATCTTTTATGAAATGGATTGAAAGTCGCACGTCAAAATCAAAAGGCGTAATGAAAGGCGCAATGAAAGGAGGAAAATGGTCCGCCAAATACAAAAAAAGCATCAATTGCAAAAGACCCAAGGGTTTCTCTCAAAAACAACATTGTAAGTATGGACGAAACAAAACTAGAAAAAACAAAAGCAGAAAGAATGAAAGAAAACATAAAATGCTGTAAATCTAACAAGCAAAATTCATTTTAGAATAACCAATGACTGCACACGCGATTCGTTTCCCTGCATTTCCTGTCTTGGTAGATTCCTCGTCACCTCCTTTACCACAATCATCCTTGTCTGCATGAATAATGAGTCCACGACCAATAATATTTGTTTTGGTGCCTCGTAATTTGATGACATCATCTACCATCCTATACCTTGCACAACCAGTTGCATCTGTGTGTAAATTACCTAAATCACCCACGTGTCTCTCTTTCTCTCCAGGACATCCATGCAGTTTATTGTATGGATTAAAATGTGCACACATGGATGTACATTGATCACTCAAATCTCCTGCCGCATGAACATGAAATCCATGTAAAGCATTCTTTTTCAATCCTTGCACATCAATATCAATGATGACTTGATTCTTTGACAAATCTTCTGTAAATAAGACAGAACCTTTTATTTTTTTGTTATCAAATACGGCTATTGCCTTGATTGGAATTTTGGAATTCATATATTTATCTAGAGAGAAAATATATAAATTTTTAAGCGCAATAAAACAACCAGTCAATATCTGTTTATCAACATTCAAAATTGTCTTTTGAATATCCAATGACTGCACAAGCCATTCGTTTCCCTGCATTTCCTGTCTTGGTAGATTCCTCGTTACCTCCTTTACCACAATCATCAGGATCTTCATGAATAATGAGACTTCTTCCAATAATATTGGTTACACCTTGCAATCGAATAATATCATCCATCATAGTATAATGTGCAAATCCATGTTCATCTGCTATTAAATTACCTAAATCACCTACATGTCTCTCAATCATTCCAGGACACCCATGCAGTTTATGAAATGGATTGAAATGTTTACAAGCGGATGTGCATCCATCTGACAAATCTCCTGCCTCATGAACATGAAAACCATGCAATGAATTCGGTTTCAATCCTTCCACATGGATATCAATAAGGACATTTCCGTCCACATTTTCAGTAAATACAACATTGCCTTTGATATTCGGACCTGGAAATACAGCAATGGCTTTCAATGGTTTTTCTAGTGGTAGTGACATGGTTTCTCTATTTTTTGATGTGAATAAATAAAATACAGGAATACATAACGATAGGATAATAGCAAAAATAAGAATGGGATTCTTAAAATTCATGTATATTTTAGATGTATATTTTTATTTGCGATTACGAATGATTCGAAGTCGATTGCTTGAACCAGCAGTAAAAAACGGATACAAAAATGTGATGACTACTACCAACAAAACAACTATGTCTACATTACGAATTATTTTTTGATACTTGATGGGCAACTGATCATATTTCTCTCCATATTCTGCCGGTTTAAAGGGTTTGGACAACCATCCAAAAAAAGTAGGACCTAAATGATCATTGCATGAAAAGAGGACATCATACCAAGCCAAAGTAATATATGCAGAAGTAGCCAATAAAAAAGCCATCACTAAATTGTGTGCAATAGTCGGTGGATGAGGCAAAAAATAGATAATGATAATAAATGCTGAAAACACCAAACATTTTGGATTCAAATACAGAGGAGTCCCAAACAATCCACCACCCATTTATTATACTGCAAGTTTTTATATTTGTAATCCCGTTTTTTCACAAATATCTGTTGTCATTTCTTCTTTATGTATAAAAAAATAAAGAAGCATGATTCCCAAACCAATAGGCAAAAACAAAGGTTCATAATAATTCAAATATGCCCAAATCATGACAAAAATGACCGAGAATATATTCATCCTAGGCAACATTATATAACATTGATTCGTTCGAAAATAGATCCATAATCCTGCAAAGAAGACGGAAATCAATACTTTTGTATTATAAGAAAGATACTTTGACAAATTATTTGACAAATTATTTGACAAAAACATATATATTATATATTCAAAATAAAAATTGAAATAAATATTGGTTGATATGAATAATATAAAACAAGCAACAAATCAATTAAACATGGAAAAGACGTTTCGACTTTATGATTTCAATGTATACAATGAAACCAGCTCCTTTTTCGATTGCGCAAATGAAACTGACGATATCATTTGTAGTAGCAGTAGTGGAAGTGAAAATGAAGAAAAAATCATAAAGCAAGATAACAAATTATTCTTTATTCAAATGTTTGGAATGAATGAACAAGGAAAAACATGCTCCATTATCGTAGAAGATTTCAAACCTTTCTTTTATGTCAAAGTGGGTGATGGTTGGAATACACAAATCAAAAACCAGTTTTTATCCTTTATTGTATCCAAAATAGGTGGCAAATATTATGAAAATTCCATTTCCGAATGCAAAATAGTTGAAAAAAAGAAATTGTATGGATTTGACAACGGGAAAAATCACAAGTTTGTCATGTTTGTCTTTAACAATATACAAGTGTTTAATAAAGTGAAAAATTTATGGTATTATCAGCATAGTGAGAGAGATAGACGCTTGTCTCCCAATGGATTACTCTTTAACAAAACAAAAACGTATTTGTATGAATCCAATATTCCACCCTTGTTGCGTTTCTTTCACATCAAAGATATTAGTCCATCTGGTTGGATTGCGCTTCCCAATAAAAAAACCATTGAAATCAAAAACAACAAAAAAACAAAATGTGATTATGAATTCATGATTAGTTATAAAAATATTGTCGCCTTGAATGACAAAGAGACATCGATTCCTTATAAAATATGCAGTTTTGATATTGAGGCCAGCAGTAGTCATGGTGATTTTCCCATTCCCGTAAAATCATACAAAAAATTGGCCACCAATATCATTGAATATGCAGAAAAAATAAAAATAGAATTTCAACCGGACAATTGCAAACCCTTTTTGGAAGAGATCATTTTGTCTGCATTTGGTTATAAAACAATGAACGACATCGATCTCGTCTATCCCAAAAAAGCACCTAAAAATATAGATGAATTACGGACTCTTATCAACTATTGGTTTCTTTATAATATGCTTGGAAATGAAGATTCTTTACAAGAAGATGCAGATCACGAAATGACGATTGAAGAAATGTTTGAAAAAAGAAATATTCGTGACAATGACGGAGGTATCGAAGGAATGGATGAAGGGGATGAAGGGGGATCAGATCTAGATGAAGATGAAAACAATGCAATTATAGAAAAAAAACCAATCATAAAATTGAAAAAAGAACACACTGCAAAGAAAACTATCATCGATATTTTATGTGACAAAAAAATGGATAGAAATCAAAAGGTGAGCGAACTGAATCGATCATTGAATAGTTGTTTTCCGAAATTGGAAGGAGATAAAGTGACCTTTATTGGTTCTACCTTTTTGCATTATGGACAAAACGAACCTTATTTGAATCATTGTGTCGTATTGAATTCTTGTGACAATCTTCCACTTGAAAATTCACAGGTAGAATGCTATTCCACAGAAAAAGAAGTATTGTTGGCATGGAAAAATTTGATTCAGAGAGAGAATCCTGATATCATTATTGGATACAATATCTTTGCATTTGATTATGAATTTATGTTTCGTCGTGCAGAAGAAAATCATTGCGTAGAAGACTTTTTGAAACTCTCTCGAAACACAAATGAAATCTGTGGAACCAAAGATCCCATCACGGAAAGATATAAAATCGAAGAAAACAAGATTCAAATCGCCAGTGGAACACATGAATTTCGATTCATCAAAATGAATGGAAGAATACAAATTGATTTATACAATTTCTTCCGCAAAGAAGAAAATTTGGTATCCTATAAATTGGATTATGTTTCGGGTTATTTTATCGGGGATTATGTCGGCACGCTGGTAAAAGCAAACAATGCAAACAATGTAAATGAAACTACAGAAATATATTCAGTGAAAAGTAGCAATCTTACTGGATTGCATGTGGGTAGTTTTATTCATTTTGAAGAAATTGGTCATACTATTAATTATTATAACGAAGGTGAAAAATTTCAGATTCTCGCTATTTGCAAAGAAGACGGAACTTTTACTATCAAAGGAAATCATTCTCAAGTGAATCCCGATTTGAAAACCAAAAAAGTGCGATGGTGTTTGGCCAAAGATGACATGTCTTATAAAGATCTCTTTAAAATGACCAATGGAACTTCTGCAGATCGTGCCATCATTGCAAAATATTGTATACAAGATTGTAATTTATTGCATCATTTGATGAAAAAAAAAGACATTATTACTGGATACGTAGAAATGGCCAAAATTTGTAGTGTTCCCATCAGTTTCTTGGTGTTTCGTGGTCAAGGAATCAAACTCACAAGTTGTGTGGCCAAAAAATGCAGAGAGAAAAATACATTAATACCCGTCATTGAAAAATTACAATACGATGATGGATATGAAGGAGCCATTGTCTTGGATCCCAAATGTGATTTGTATATGGACAATCCTGTAGCTTGTGTAGATTTTGCTTCTCTCTACCCTTCCTCGCAAATAAGTGAAAATCTATCCCATGATAGCAAAGTATGGACAAAAGAATATGATTTGAATGGAAACCTGATTGATGAAAAAGGAGATAAAAATGAACGGGGTGAATTCATGTATGACAATTTACCCGAATATGAATATGTGGATATTACGTATGATACATTCAAATATGTTCGCAAGTCACCCTCCTCTGCAGCAGAAAAAGTGAAGAAAGGATACAAAATTTGCAGATTCGCACAATTTCCGATTGGTAAAAGAGCCATCATGCCTTCTATTTTGGAAGAACTTTTGAATGCCAGAAAGACGACGCGGAAAAAAATACCTTTGGAAACCGACGAATTTATGAAAAATGTATTGGACAAACGTCAATTAGCGTATAAACTGACTGCCAATTCTTTATATGGACAATGTGGTGCAAGAACAAGCACCTTTTATGAAAAAGATGTGGCTGCCTCTACGACCGCAACAGGACGATTGCTTCTTACCTATGCCAAAAAAATGATTGAAGAATGTTATGGAAACAATATTTGCAATACGGAAAAATATGGACCTGTATTAACCAAAGCAGAATATATATATGGGGATAGTGTAGCTAATTATACACCTGTTTATTGTCGAAACTCGGCAAATCCTCTTATTATTTGCACTATTGAAGAACTTGCAGAAAAATTTGGAATGAATCAGTGGCATACTTGTTTAGAAGAAGGTAAACAAGAAAAAGAAGTGTGTGAATTAGAAGGTATCGAAACATGGACAGAAAAAGGATGGACAAAATTATATCGAATAATTCGTCATAAACTTGCAAGTCATAAAAAAATGATACGAATACTCACACATACAGGGTTAGTAGATGTCACAGATGATCATTCACTACTTAAACCAAATAGTGAAGAAATATCACCAAAGGATGTGAAAATTGGAGATGAATTATTACATTCCATTTTTGAAAAAAATGGAGTTAAACCAGATGTAAAACAATTGCCTTCAAATCATATTTTCAAAAGTCAAAAAGAAGCAGCAAAATATTGTCATTCTTTAAATAGTTTTGGTATATATTATAACATTGATTATAATAGGAGTAAAAATGAGTATACTATTTATTTAAAATTTCATGAAAATAGAAAAAATCCAATTTCTATTAAAAAAATAGAAGAAATAGAAAATTACGAAGGATATGTCTATGATTTAACAACAGAGAATCATCATTTTGCAGCAGGTATTGGAAATTTGATAGTTCACAACACGGACTCGGTATTCTTTACCTTTAATCTTGCAGCACCTGACGGCGAACCCATTCGTGGAAAAAAGGCATTGGAAATTACGATTGAATTGGCACAAGAAGCAGGTCATTTGGCATCCAGTTTCTTGAAACAGCCACACGATTTAGAATATGAAAAAACATTTATGCCTTTCTGCTTGTTGTCTAAAAAGCGATATGTTGGAATGTTGTACGAGTTCGATCCCAACAAGGGAAAACGCAAAGAGATGGGAATCGTATTGAAACGTCGTGACAATGCACCCATAGTGAAGGATATTTATGGAGGAATCATTGATATTTTAATGAAGGAACAAAATATTCAAAAAGCGATTGATTTTTTGAAAAGTTGTTTGAAAAATATAGTGGAAGAAAATTTCCCCATTGATAAATTGATTATTAGTAAATCATTACGTTCTGGATACAAAAACCCACGACAAATAGCACACAAAGTATTGGCAGATAGAATGACGGAACGTGATCCTGGAAACAAACCTTGTTCAGGAGATAGAATACCTTTTGTCTATATCCACAATCCAAACAAAAAAGCATTACAAGGAGAGAAAATCGAGACACCGACCTTTATTCTAGAAAACAATCTCAAAATTGACTATTCCTTTTATATTACCAATCAAATATTGAACCCAGTGCAACAAGTATTTGCGCTTGTATTGGAGAAAATATGGATCATGCAAAACAAAAAAGGAAAAGCATCCAAATTTGCAAAGGAAATCGAAGATTTGAGAAAGAAAACACCCGAAAACAAGTTTTATGAAAAATTGGAAGATTTGCGAAACAAAGAAATCAAAAAATTGTTGTTTGATGAATTTTTGAGAGAAACAAACAATAGTAAAAACAACAATAGAGCCATTACAGGATTTTTCAAAAGGCAAACATAAAAACAATATACACATTTCATTTCATCTAGAGCGACACGTATTTTTGTAAATAGTATATATTTGTATTTTTTATTTATGCATGTAATTAAATCATCAAGTTCAATTTTGAAGTAATCCAAGTTCCCAAAATAATCCACATAGTATCAATTGAATTGGCACCATGATAAATGATCCATCGAATTGCCATACAATGACGTGTGGATACCATAAAAGGAGATATAATAAATCCAAAAAGACTATTAGGAACACAATATTTTACATACAAATGAGATGCAATATAATGCAGAATAATCCATAACAAATAAATACTTGATGCATTTATGGTAAAAATGATAAAAGGTTTTATTTTCTGAAACAATGTTTGTTTTATTGGTTTTTCATCTTGTTCCTTTTCATCAACTGATAGTTCTTGGGATTGCAAAAGAGTTCCTTTATCTTTCTTCATCATTTGCTTTTTGCTTTTTATTTTTCACTATTGAATAAAAATAAAAATCAATTTTTTTATTACACTACTCCAGAAGCAGATGCAGATGCAGATGCAGATACAGATGCAGATGCAGATGCAGAATTAGGATTGGATATTGTATTTCTTATATCGAACCTACACATAGGACATCGGGTATTGCTTCGAAACCATTGTTGAATACTCGCAGATTTAAATAAATGACCACAATCAATAATCTGTGTAACATTTGTTTCCGAATCAAATCTCTCTAATGAGATTGGACAAGTACTATTTTTAGGTTCTTCTATTTCACCAAATCGAATCAATTTGGTTGCGCGTTCAATTTGTCTTTGTGATGGAATGACTGGAATTGAATCGTAGAATTGTTGCAAAAATCCAGTTATTACATCTTGAGTCTGTTCATTGTCGTTGTCATCATCATTATTACTTGTTCTGCTATTATATGCGGGAAAAAGTGGACGATCAATAGTGGCAAATTCAAATGTTGTAATGGTTGGAACCATTGTTTGTGTATCAGTTGTCATGACAGGTCGTATGGATGAAGACGAATTTGTTGAATGAGAAACAATAGTGGGTCGTCTATTTCTTCTTGATTGTGTTTGATTTGTATTTGTATTTGTAGAAGAACCGAGAGAAAAAGGATTTGAAGAAGCTGTAAAAACAGAAGAAACATTTTGAAAATTTGTATTCTGAGTTGTATTCTGAGTTGTATTCTGAATTGGTAAGGGAATTTGTAATAAATTGGTGGCATTTTGTCTAGGAATAAATAAATTACTTTGTTGTTGTTGTTGTTGTTGATCCCGTTGTTGCTGTTGTCTTATTCTTTCTCTCTGATTATAAAGCCACCTTTGTCTTCTATGATGATAATTCCCAAAACTATTCAATCCAGCTATTTCATTAATGTGTTGACGTATTATATCATTGTTTGCATATAATAAATCTATTTGACGATTGTTTTCATTATAAATATTGGTATAAAACTCTAATAAATATTTTTGATCTTGTGAAAAATTAAACAAGGACATAAACTATATGTAATATATATAAAATATGTTTAAATGTAATTTAAATATAAATAACATATATCTATAGATAAACATATGCAACATTTTGAAATGTATAAAGACAAAGGACTAACAGGGTTGACCAATTTGGGAAACACATGTTTTATCAATTCTTGTATTCAAATATTATCACATACCTATGAACTAAATGATTTTTTGAATATAGAAACATATAAAAAAAAATTAAAAAACAAATATGAATCCGCATTGCTTTTGGAATGGGATGAACTGCGAAAATTAATGTGGAAAGAGAATTGTATTATATCACCAGGAAAATTCATTAAAACCATTCAAAAACTTGCACAAGTAAAAAACATTGAAATATTCACAGGATATGCACAAAATGATTTACCAGAATTTTTATTGTTTGTGATTGATTGTTTCCATACTTCATTATCTCGTGATGTTAATATGAGTATACTAGGAGAAATATCGAATCATACAGATGAAATGGCTGTCCAATGTTTTGAAATGATTAAAAAAATGTATAGTCGTGAATACTCTGAAATTTGGAACTTGTTTTATGGAATTCATGTATCACAAATTATCAGCTTAAATGATGAAACAAAAAATGTATTGAGTAGTTCTCCTGAACCTTATTTTATTATCAATCTATCTATTCCACATGAAATAAAACATCCTACATTAATTGATTGTTTTGATTTGTATGTCAAAGGAGAGACATTAAGTGGAGAGAACGCTTGGTTTAATGAAGCTACGCAGAAAAAAGAAGATGTTATCAAAAAAATATCTTATTGGAGTTTCCCGAGTATATTAGTGATTGACATGAAACGATTCAATTCGCAAAATCGTAAAAATCAAATCATGGTCGATTTTCCTCTTGAAAATTTAGATTTATCCAAATATGTAGTAGGTTATAAAAAAGAATCCTATATATATGACTTGTATGGGATTTGCAATCATAGTGGCAATGTACAAGGAGGACATTATACTGCATTTATCAAAAATGCGAATGGAAAATGGTATCACTTTAATGATACAAATATTACCGAAGTAGATAATTTACAAAATTTAATTACACCTCGTGCTTATTGCTTTTTTTACAGAAAAAAAACATTTATATATATATAAATGGATGTAATTATGAATGCAATATATGGACAAAAAAACTCATCACCTACACCATCACCTGCTACAACTACATCATCCACACCTGCAAATACACCAACTACAACTTCTGCAACAACTTCTGCAACAACTTCTGAAACAACAGATAAACCTGCAACAATAAATCAAAATTTTTATAATTCTTTAAATGAACTTTTTCTATCCCCAGGTGCATTTATCACATTGTTATTTATTTTTGTTATGTTTGTGGGATTATATATATATTTAGGCAAATCTCCAGATGCATCCGGATTTTTTGCTTCCTATTATAGTCCTTCTACACCTGAAAATGGTCGATTTGATAAAGATGAAAAAACTCCAATAATATTTATCGTAGTAGCCATTTCATTGGTTATTTTATTTGTAGTTAGCGGAATGAATTATTTTTATGGATCCAATGTTAATGCTTCTCTCAAAGATTTCTTGTCTGGAACTCCTAAAGTGGATATAAAAATACAGGAACCTGCACCATTACCTTCATTAAGCACTCCAACAATACCATCCTTAAAACCTATTCAACAAGTATTTAATATATCTGATCAAAAATATACATATGATGATGCAAATGCACTATGTAAAGCATATGGTTCTCGTCTTGCAACATATGAAGATTTACAAGATGCCTATGGTAAAGGTGCATCTTGGTGTAGAATGGGATGGTCGGATAACCAATTAGCCTTATACCCAACCAGTAAAGATGTATATAACCAATTGCAAAAGATTGATGGTCACGAACATGATTGTGGAATTCCTGGAGTAAATGGTGGTTATATTTCAAATCCGAATGCAACATTTGGTGTCAATTGTTACGGATACAAGCCAGTAATAACACAAGAAGAGGAAGAAATAATGCAAACATCTAGTCCATATCCTCAAACCGAAGATGATATTATTTTTGATCAAAAAGTGAATTATTATAAAACCAAAATAGGAGATATATTAATAAGTCCCTTTAATTATGATCAATGGAATAAAATCTGAAAATGGAATAAAATCTGAAAATGGAATAAAATCTGAAAATGGAATAAAATCTAATTAGCCTTTTTTTGTTTTTTAGTTTTATTCTTCTTCATTTTTCTAGTTTTCTGTTGTTTTTGTTTCATTTTACCTCCTCTTTTTATAGTAAATTTATGTCGTTTTAATGGTAACTCCATTTCCACAAATATTTGTCGTTCTATTACAGGATAATTCACTATTTTTTCTTGTTCTAGTTCTTGTTCCTTTTCTAGTTCTAGTTCTTCCACTTTTTCTTCTATCAATTTTTCCAATTTTTCCAATTTTTCTTTTTCCTCTTCTTCCTGTTCCTCTTCTTCCTGTTCCTCTTCTTCCTGTTCCTCTTTTTTATAAGAATCTTCTAATGCAGGATAAGATGATTTATCTGCATCAACAAGTTTATAAAGCTTATCGTATATTTCATCATCTATTACATTGTCATTTTCAATCATTTTCATTTTTTTCATTTTAGATTCTGAATGATCTGTAGTCGATTGTTTGTATTTCATATAAATTAACCCAGACGGAACCATCAAATTTTCAAATAATTTTTCTACTTTAGTCTTGTCTTTTTTATCTACATCTGAACATTTCAATCCAACCCCCATATTGGATTTCAAATATTGAGAATTAATATCCAAACCACAACTCATTATCTTGTTTCCTTTTTTATAAAATATTAATTCTTCTTCTTTTATAATTTCTGGTTCTTTTGTTATTATAGACATTATATAATACAAGAATATAATTTTATTTACTATCATACTATAAAATGATATTCAATAAAAAACATGACACATATTTGTCTTCTCAATTTTCTAAATAAGAAAATATATGAACAATCTCTGTATCAAAAGCATAAGAAAAATAAAATATTATTATAATATAATATGATATGATTAAACATTATTTATTATTGTCCATGATTGGATTTTACATCATACCCATTTCTCTGATTTGTTATTATTACAAATCAAATACGAGTATTTCCAACATAATATGTAATGATGATTATAAAAATATTATTTTGATTTTTATGTTATTTATGGGAATAGTAACAATATTATATGAAATAGAAAGAAATGATTCTTTTTCCATTTTTGTAATTGGTTTATTACTTATTAGTACATATGCAGTTATTTGTATAAAGGATACCAATAAACTTCATTTTCTTTTTGCTTTTTCTGTTTTTATTTCTATTTTATTGTTTATGATGAGACATTGTTATGTGAAAAAATGCAACTACATACTTTTATTCTCTTTATTTTTAGAAATTATAACATTCTTTTTTATAATTAACAATATAAACAAAGATATGTTTTTAATTGAAACCATCTATATATTGAATTTTGCTTTTTATTATTTATATTTACATTTTATTGAAAACAAATTGCCAAATATATCATTCAATTCGTAGAAGCAGATCCTATAGATCCAATCCGTTTTATTTCTGACACGGGTTTGATCTCTCTCTTTTGTTTCAAATAATCAACTATTTGCTTGACTTGTGTTTCATTTTTTATAATTTCACCTAAAGATTTTTCTACATATTTAAAAGTCAAGGGTTGTGCCACATTGGTCGTGACAAATTTCAGTTTACTATTTCCATTTCCATTACTTATAGGTAGACTTATTTCAGTCAATCTATTGTGTTGAACATGTTGAAATATTTTCTTATTCAATTCATTTTTTTGTTCTCTCAACTCGGCCATTTTTTCATTCATTAATTTCATTTTGTTATCTAAATCAACCCATTGTTTCACTTGTTGATCAAAGCTATTCATTATACTATTATTTAGTATAATATTTTTGCCTTTTCTCTCTTTTCTCTTTTCCAATATGAAATCGTCATACAAATCATATAATTTTCTATTTGTAATTAAATGATTTTGGGTTCTGCGAGTAGAAGAAGTATAAAACCTTTTCCTGATGCCTTACGAAAAAGAGTTTCTAAAATTATGTTATTCACCAACGCCAGAAATGAAAAAAATATTCGTGAATGGGCTGCACATCACTTATTGATTGGATTCGACCTGATTTATATTTTTGATCACAAATCCGAACCTTCTCTCAATAAATATTTTAAATCTACAGATAAAAGAGTTGTAATTAGTCGATGTGAAATGGAAAATCCAGTAAAATTACCATTGATGATGACTGCCGCAAAAATTGCACGTCAGGCAGGAGCAGATTGGATGATGTATTTAGATGCAGACGAATTTCTCATTCTCAATAGTTTTCAAAATGTAAAGGAAATGTTGCAAGTTTTTAGTTTTGCTGATCTTTTGTCTATCAATTGGCTGATGTTCGGAACAAACAATCACATTAAAGAACCCAGAGGATTGCTTCTAGAAAATTATACCAAGTCAGATTTGATCTTGAATCCACATATTAAATCATTTGTACGACCCAGTCAAATTATCAATGTTTCTACACCGCATTATTATTCTATTCGAAATCCACAACGAATGATTACCATCAACAACAACATAATGTCTTCTCCATATAGTTTTAATCATACACATTTGGTTGAATATTACAAATCACATGCTTATATTGCACATTATATTTATCAATCAGAAGAATCATATATTAAAAGAAAAATTAAATTGCCAACAGATGATACAAATTCACAACGTGCTATAGATGATAAAATCCACGAAAAACACAATCAAATAGAAAACAATGGTCCTAAACGTAAATATGCTGCCAGAGTTTTGGAATTATTGCGAGGAAATCTCTAACGACGACTACTTCGCTTGCGTGTTCTACGAGAACTTGAAAAGCGTGCGCTTTTATTGTGTTTACGATTCTTATAAGAATATTGTAATGCAGCTAAACCAAACGGAACTATGGCTTGATTAACAACTTCTCCTAAAAATCCACCTTTTTTGGATTTGGATTTGTGTTTTCTGGTTCTGGTTTTTCGACCACCCGTAATCAAAGGAGATGCTGAAGAGGAAACAGACGCAGGAAGAAGATTCGCACCTGGAATAAGCTGATTTACAACATAATTTCCATATGCATTGGGTGCTGGATCTGGTCCAAAGACATTCTTATATTGTGTGTCTTGTGTTCCGTAATTTGCCATGGTATAAGTAGCAGCACTTGTCCAAGGGGTTGCACTGGCAGATCCACCGCGTTTATTTTGCTTGTAACGACGACTATGTGAATGTTTAACCATTGTATATAATAAATTAAGAAAAAATATATTTTGTATTTGGAATGAATGACCCAATTATTTTGAGAAACCAGCATACAATCCAATAACTCCTACTATTCCTAAACCAAACATTACAATTGCAAGACCACCATCATTTGCTGGTGGTTGAGTTGGATACCTTTGTTGTAGTTGTGGTTGTAGTTGTGGTTGTGGTTGTTGAATTGGATATCTTTGTTCATACATTGGTAAATCACCGCCAACTTTTTTACATGTTTTATGTAGTTTTGTTTTTTTATTACGATTTTGTCTTGTTTTCTTTTTTTCCATTTTCATTATAATATATACCAATAATTTTTTTTACTTATGATATTTATTCAACACGTCCATATCATATTTTGCTATAATTACGCAAAACCAATATCAATAATATCAATATCGCTAAAATCATAATAAAAATACAAAAAACCAGAATTAATGTAATGTAAATATAAGGATTGATTTCATACAAAATAATATCCATGACTGGTTTGAATAATATTTTCAATTCATTTTTAATGTCTTCTTTTTTCAAAATTTCTAAACATTGTTGAACCAATGAATCTTTCATCTAGTATGTATTTATACTTTTTTACACGCTTTTTTGCGTAGTTTTTTGCGTCCATCATGGAAAAAGAAATATCTAATCAATAAATAATGAATAATATCATATTTCAACCAAA